TGGGTTGGGTAATATTCTCCAGATGTCGCTTGTTCGTAGGTTTCCGAAGTAGTCGTTGTTTCCATGTGTGTAAACGCTTACAAAGTCCTCTCCGATCTCTAATGCGTGCATGTTAAGGAAGTTACCTTCTCCAAATACCCTACCTCCATGTTGGCTTAGTCCGAAGTTGTAGTTTAAGCTTGAATGGAAGAAGTTGTTCTTGTAACGCATTTCGCTAAACCTTGGTATGTAACCGAAAGTTTCAAAGTTCTTGTCGAGCTCTGATGTTACTGGTGTCCATAATACTTCCTCCTTTAATATCTCCTGATCTCCTATACCACTGAACATATCCAAGGGATAGTCTGTTTGCAGTGTACGTCTCCAGAATCTTTCGATACCTCCGTTGTAGCTTGTGTTGGCGTTAACTTGTAGGATACACATTAAGAATCCATGTTCCCTGCAATAATACTTGATACGCCCGCTTGCGTCTTGGTAAAGGTTCATTTGTCCTGAGTAGTTTCCTGTGCTTTGTGCTCCTGCGTCTGTTGGGTTGGTGAATGCCTGTGTCATAACATCCGCTACTTGAACTCTTCCGAACTTACTACCCAGTAATACGGGAACATCTACTGCCATCGGTTCTGGGTCGTCTCCCCATAGTCCCTCGATGAAGTCTCTGTATCGGGTACCTACTTTCATTACTCTTTCATAGAAGCTCTGTAATACTTCGGCTAACCTGAATTGCTTTATGGTTGCATTTGTTTCAAGTACTACTTTAGTATCATCAGTTTGCTTATTTAATTGTCCGCTTTCAATACCCAGATCTGAATCTCCTGCAGTAGTTCCATCTAAAGCGTATAGTTGCTGTGGTATATATTCACCAGTATCAGGGTCTATTCCTAAACTTGGTATAAGGATCGCCTCTCCGATCTGTGGCGTTGGTAGTGCACTGGTGAAGTAGTCCATCTCCCATTTAGCTGGTAGACATTCGATAATATTGGTGACTGTTACCCAGTCACCGAATGCACCTGTAAAGTTTGCTGTGTTGTCTCCGCTTTCCAGGTTAAACCAACGTTCTGCCTCCAGTTGTGGATTTCTGTAATACTCATCCCATATCTTTAGGTAGGCACTTAAAGGGAATGCGTTTAGTCCTTCTATAACCACTGATTTACCTCCGCCTATTAAATTGAGAGGTAGTCCCATGTAACTTAGTACGCTGTTGGTAAAACTTGCTTCTAGGTAGCGAAGCGTTGCATCCATTGTTGGCGGTAATATCTCCTCTTGTTCCGCTATCCATTTTTTCCATCCTACATTTGCTCCACTTCCTTGTTGCCATAGGATGCGGTTTGGTACGTAGAAGTAGTCTGCCCGCATGGTGAATTTTTGCATGGGTGGAAAATTGCTCGGTGCGAATCTGAACATAAATTCCGAGTCGATCTCCCAGTTGTCCATAGGAAGACATTCGAGGGTCATTATAGGGATTAGATAACCAGGTAGTCCTTGCGCCTTGTATTCGTGGCTTAGGTTGAACCTTGATTTGTTGGCGTGTTTTTTTGGTACGCCTTGGAATAATGATTTGTTGTAGCTCATTGTATAGTTGTTGTGAAGTGAATAGATAAGGTTTCTAGCATATATTGAATTTCATGAGGATTATGCTTTTCCTCATATCGGTGTACTTGCCAGTCACCGTGTTCGTCTAATGTTGTGTAAGTGAATATCATTTTATAAAGTTTAGTAATGCACTAGGATTTGATGCTCCTGATAATCCTGTTACTGTCGTATAGACAAAGGCAGCAATGGCTCGCATTCTCTCTATTGGGTTTTGTATGCCCGCCATAAATCCTTTGTCAAATTCCTTCTGTACTCTTTCTACGAATTGGTGGTATTGTTGGTAGTCTTCGAAGTACTCTTTCGCTACGTCATAGCTAAGCATGCTTTGCAGGTTTCTGCTGTCTGTGCCTAGTATGTTTCCCTCTTGGGTTGCTTCTGCTAGCTCCAGTTGGAGCTGCTTGATACCCTTCTCTGTAATGTTTAAGTCGTGTTGGTCTGCAAGGTTTTTCAGCTGTGCTGCGTTCATTCTTGGTGTCCAAGCATTGGCGATGGCTTTTGCTTTGTTGTCTAGATCAGCACCTTGGATATGCTTTTCTCCGAGCCTGAATTGTTGGTAGGCATTGGCTATGGCTTGCGATGCTGCTGCATTGTCCAACCCGATTTTAATTGGTCGATTTCTCGCCTCATAGCCTGTAATGATGTTGCTAAGTTCTGCTCCTCTTGTTTGAGCTTGTGATAAGCCTTGCATAGCTCTAAGATTCGCTGTAAGGTTGGTTCCAGCGATGTCTTGGCCTTTTCCGCTAAGTAACCATTGTGTTCGTGCTTCACTTTCTGCTGCTTCTGAGTTTTTAAGTCTGATTTCTGCCTTTAAGATTTCTAGCTGCTTTAGCTGCGTCTGTGTTTGGATATAGTTTCCTATATTCTGGTTTCTGTCTGGCAGGGCTGTTTGATTCCCTGCCTGACTTCCATTGAGCAGGGCTGCGTTTGGTAGCCCTGCTTCTCGTAGTCTTGCGATTTGTTGTAAGGGACTGTTGTAGGCGTTTTGCCTTGCTATATCTCCTTGGCTCTGCCATCGCTGTATTTGTCCCATGGCGAATTGTCCCGCCAGTGGACCTAAAGTTTTAAGTGCTGGCAATATCCAGCCGATCATAAATATCATGTCTTTAGTTTAAAGTTGTTGAATATCTAGTTTCGTGGCTCTCGTATTCTAGCCATACGTACAGTAGTTTTACTTTTAAGTTTTGAAGCTCATAAGCTTCTATTCCTGTCAGACGTTCCATGCAATTAATATCCTTGATTATTAATTGCTAACTGACACACCTTGTTCGTTGGGGTGTATATCTGCACTCCCGCGATGTATGTGTGACTGTTTAATCATTTCTCCAAGACTCTTGATTGCGTCTTCGTAGTCTTGTTGTACCTCTCGGAGTTTAATCCACACTTCGCTGTGTGTGTTTTCAAATTCTAATCCGATCTCGCTAAGTAGCATTTCGAATAGTATCCTTGATCTTTCTCCGATTCTGATAGCCCTTTGGGCTTCTTCCAATGTTTCAAATTTTGACATTTTGATTGAGTTTAAGTTGTAAATCTTTTTTCATTTTCTGTACTTCGTTGTACCTGTTGACTTGGTCTAACTTGTTCATCCGTCTGAAGTTGTCGAACTCTTCATCTAGTGAATAGGTTGTACCTCCTTGTAGTTGTAGCGATCTGTTTTTTACTCGCTGCATGATGTCCTTGCCTTTTAAGCTTAAGTTCGGTATGACTCTATACTTAGAATCTTTTGCCATACGCTTTGGCTTTTCTTTCGAGCCTTGCGATTTTGTGTTTGTACTTTGAACTTGTTTCATCTACTTTAATTTTAAATGCTGTTTGAACTTGTTCGAGCCATTCTTGTGATTTGTTTATTCTGTACTCCATTGCTCTTCGTAGTACTTCTGCATATGTGTCTTCTCTAGTCATAATGTTACCAAATTTAATTTTGCTTTTAAATAGTGTTTCTTTGCCTTATAGGCGTTACGTGTCGTGAGTGGCATTATACCATTAACTCTGTCTGAAAATCGTTTATACGCGATTTTCTATTTTTCAGTCATATGTGTGTCTAATTATTCGTCACCTAGCTTGGTAGCTCCGAGGGCGTTTAATTTCAATACATAAGACTTTCAATGAACTGGTGTAATATACGAACTTAATCGATATTGCGTTTTTTGATACTCTTTTTGAATTTTACCTCATCATACTTTCTGGTCTCTCGCATGATGTCGCTATAACCTTCTTCTCCATGTTCCAGTATCATTTCATTCTTCTGGTCCTTTAGTGCTTCTTCTACAATGAGTATTTGTTTAATACGTTCTTCATCACTGAATATTTTTAGTCGGTATATCCTAGGCATTGGTATCTTGAATCCCATGTTGTTGGTTACGAATAACACGTCTAGGTTTTGCTTGTGCCATCCTTGATTCTTGGCGATGTAGCCTAAGCCTATTCCTTCACTCATAGTATTGTACTCTGGTGTTTTTTTCCAATCCTGTTTCTTGCCCATCCATTTATCTAGGTACTTCATTAGGTACGCGATAGTCTGTTTGTTTGCAGGTACTATATGGGTGCTTCCCAAATCCCAGCTTTTTTCGATCATGGTTTTACTTGCGTTGAATATAATGGCGTGATAATGGGGGCGAAATTTTTCCTCCCCATATTCTGCACAAGCATAGAATCTGATTTTATCTTTTGGCTGTAAGTTGTTGTATAAGTTTTCCCATGTAGGTATCTCTTTACGTTCTTCGTTTATTCTAAGTCGTTTCCAGAACTTTACGAGGTCATCCCTTTTTCGTCTGACCCTTCGTTTTTTTCCTTTCAGCTTAACAAGCTCTGTTACATCCTTATGTGGTGTGAGTGTCTTTATTCCGTACTTGGTATACGGTACGGTTTCAGGGCTGTACGTTAGTGTAACAAAGTAGGCTGTTTTGCTTTCGTACATTTCCTGTTCTATCCTGAATGCCCATTCTAGTTTTCTTCTTTCTACACATCGGGTACATTTTCCGCATGGTACGTTGATGCTGTATGTCCATAGTCCGTCTGGACGTTGTATTGGTTCTGTGAGCTTGATTGGTATTTTATATTGGCAGTCTGTCATTTCATTTTTTTTAAGTCGTGTTTTAGGGGTTTTTTAACCCCTTCCAAAAACCTCAGCCATGCGGCGATGAGCTGTTAAACCCGCCGTCCTTGGACGTTGGGATATTATCTTTAGACGCATGCCATAGCATGCATAGTCTACCAATGAGAATAATGTGGGTACTCCGCTTATGGCTGCGTTTCCCCACATTAACTCAAATCTCAAATCTTATTTGTAGCCCCACTGCCATTTGTTTTTGTAAGGCTTCTTGTATACGGTTTTCATAGATCGGTATTTTGATCTGCTTTTTCCGTAGCTGTGTCCGTAAGCTTTACGTTTACCGTATTGCTTTCTTGCTCGTTTGCCTACGTTCATATCTGAGGAGTTGAATATAATGGTAAAGCTCTTTCTACATATACGCTGTGGAATATATGCATATAGATAATTCCCTCATACTCTCCGTTAGTACCCGCTGGGTTGGGTAATATTCTCCAGATGTCGCTTGTTCGTAGGTTTCCGAAGTAGTCGTTGTTTCCATGTGTGTAAACGCTTACAAAGTCCTCTCCGATCTCTAATGCGTGCATGTTAAGGAAG